CGCACCTTGTCGCACTCATACCAACCGTTCTCGTTGGTATAGCGGGTGTTTTCCTTGTTTACGCCGGGGTTGAGTTTGAGTTTCTTCAGCGGCATGGTTATCTCAGCAGTGCCGCTTCGGCTTCACGTCTAAGGGTTAGTCCCCTCAATACGCGGCCTGCGGCCTTGTTCCACTTGACGATTTCCTCGCACGCACCCGCCCAGTCCTGGGCATCAACCCGCTTCTTTAGCGTGGAGATGCGGTAGTTTCCTAGCCCGCAGTTATACGCGAAACTGATGATGGCGGCAAGGCGTCGAGCGGGTTGTTTGATCAGTATTGGCGATAGTTTGATGACGCCAACGGAGAAGTGCAGCAGGTGGCTGTCCAGGGAGGCTTCGGCCTGTTGTAGTGTCCAGACCGTATCGGGCGTCACCTCGGGGCCGGTGCTGCCGTAGCCAATTGTCCAAGGATGCCCACCCGTGCCCGGATCGGGATAGGCTTTGCAGTCACCGTTCGGCAGACGCTTGGCGTAACCCTCAAAGGGCTTGCACAGCGCCTCCCGTGCGATACGGATGGCTTCCGTGGTCACTTCTGGTACTTCTCAATGCTTCTTCCAACGAACCAGAACGTCAGGCACATATTGAGCATGGCAAAGTCATCCGCATCCCACACACGGGTCATCACCTCAGACCAGTGCCCGCCAGACTGGAACGCCATGTAGATTGCAGCCGCCTTGACCGTGGCGTACATGAAGAACAGCGCCCAGGTAATGCCGGGGCGGACAAGGGCAGAGATCGCCGCCACAAACCATCCGGCTTCCTTGGCAGTCGTGGCTTGCTCTTTAAACGCTTCCTTGATGGCGTCGAGTTGGTTGACGCTGTAGTCAACATATCGCTCTTCCATCTTGAACTGGCCGCGCATCTTCTCTAGATCGGTCTGGAGCGTGAACATCGACAGTTCATGCTTGCGCTCGTTGCCCTTGTCCATGAACTTCAGGACTTCAGGGGCAAGCCGGAACAGGCCACCAAAGATGCTGCCCAGTAGGCCACCACTCAGGATTTCAAACATTACTTGTTCCCCCTGGCAATGCGCTCGCGCTCTTCAAGCAGCCTGACCTTGACCTGCAACTCATTGATGTGCGCCATCAGTTGCTCTTTCTGAATCTGCCTGCGCTCGGCGCTAATCGGGCTATCCGTGGGGACACCCTCCTTGGTAATCAAGGCAGGCATTGCGCCTTCGATCTTGGTCAGACGCTCAGAGAAAGATGCAACCTGTCCCAGCAACCACGCCAGTGCAGCCACCACGATGGGGATAACTGCCTTGAGTACGTCTGACCAAGCCATGCCTATTCCCTTGTGGCCGTAACCACATCCTCACCCTTGCTGACCGTCACCTTGTCGCCTTGCACAGTCACCTTCATGGGCTGCTCGGGCTTGTCCAGGCGGTCTAGTTTGTCGATCAAAGTCTGGATGACCTTGAACTCAGGCTTCTCCTGCTTCTCAGCAGTACCGGCGATGCCATTCATCATGTTGATGAGGGCAACCAAAGCACCGCCAATCATCGTCATCACCGCCGTGATGGCTGAGTCGGACAGGAAGTAGGAGGAACCCACCCCGATCAGGACGATCAGGGTGATGTAGAAGAGGCCAAACCTGCCGATGGATTTACCGGCAACTTCTTTGGCCGTTTCGGCGGGTTTGGTTTCTTCCATAATCAGGCGGGCGGATTAGGCCAGTTGATGTTGAACGGGAATCCCGCTTGCGCTGGCACATCCCGAAGGGCTTGCCGGTACACAGCCCATGCGGCTTTATCCACCGAGGCGTCTGAGAGTTGGGTCCAGTCAGAAGCGGTAAGCAATTGGTTGCGCGCGGCGCGCATTTCAACGCGCTTGGCATGCATCACCTGTGCCTTGTCCGTGTCGGTTAGAGGGATGAGGGTTTGCCGCGCAACCCACTCTCCGTTCTCGTTACTCGCAGCCCAATCTCCCAGGCGATAGTTTTCGCTATCGTAGGATTCCGTAAGGATTGGACGGCACTGAACTAACTCATATCCTTCAACAGTCCCCGCAACTGTCTGCGGAAACAGCGCAACTAGGTCCGTACTTGGAAAATTCGTGGTGGGATTCTCCGCCAACAAATCACCAAGCCCATACGGAAACTTTGCTACAACTCCGTCTTTAATTTTTGCAAACATTTTATGCTCCGTAGTTAACGATTCTTGAGGTGGCGTTGAAGCCATCGACCAAACAACCTACAAACGCCGATATATTTGGATATAGGTTAGTTAGGCCGGCACTTGAAGAAAAAACAAATATCTGGACATAATTTGTTCCGCCAAAATCATAACTACTTGTGCACCAAACAGATTGAGTCGAACTCAACCCCATTTGAATTACTGATGTCAACCATGAGGTATAACCAAAAGTGTACGCTTGATAAAGTAGAGTTGGTGCCCCAGACTCGTTTATAAGCCAAATATCTCTTAAGTTATCCGATCCTGACGTGCTCCATCTCAGCGCAATAGCAAGTCGGCCCGAAGCCCCCTGAACCATTGCAGCGGGCGCATAGCCGTTACCATAGACATTGTTCGCTACGGAATTAACCTGACTAAATCCCCCAATAGAATTTGCCAACCGAAAAATTTGATTGTCAAGCGTGCCCAATAAGGCTCGACTTCTACCATTGCTATAGTCGTAATCTAATGTCGCGCCCGACGGCCTTGAAAAATTGTTGGTTGTTAAATTACTATTTAACACTGACATACTGCCCGTGTATGGGGCGTATATGACCAAATATCGCGTGTAAGTCGTAGGGACCGGATAATCATCAAAACCACAATACCCAATAAAACTGCCATACGTCCACACTCCATTATTCATAGTCCCCATGGGGGCAATCTGAGGAGAAGAGTACGATTCCCCAGAGGAGGACGCAGTGCTAAACTCTCCAGCAGAAGCAAGTGTAGTATCAACGGTAAAACCACCAGTATCGTTATTATGAGTCCAGCGTGTAGCAAGTAAAGTCCCCGCAGCGTCTCTTCCCGCAGATACAACTTTGGCCGGCAACACAGGATTATTGTTGTTGCCTATAACTGCCACATCGCAATTTCCCGCGCCCGATGGGGTAAGGTTTACTACACCACCAAAAGTATTGTTAATGATGTTGAAATAATAAATAGCGTTGGTGCCGACATCAAACCAAGTATAGAGCCAATCGCCAACGCGCATTAACTTCATTCCTTGGCTATACCCAGTAGTTATGGATACATTGAAATCTATAGTTCCAGTATCTTTGTTAAAAAAACTTACCCGCGTAGGGTACGCCACAGTGCTGGGCGTAACGCTTGGTTTGTTTGGAATTAAAATATAAGGGGTCCAATCGACAATTCGCTTACCCCCTGCGGTAAAACCAAACCCCTTTGCAGACGCTGCGCCACGAGTTTCGAGCAATGGCATATCTACCCCTTATGCAAACTTGGTTTGCGAAGCGAACACCGAATATGTACCGCTCCCAGTCTTAATTACCGTGTACGAGTAGATGTCCACGCTGCTTGCATTCCCGGAGGTGGGGGCGGTGCCGCCTTGCCATCGGGTTGTGACCCCCGAAGTCGTACCATCCACCTGCACCGAGGTGTTGTAGTAGGCTGTTCCGCCATTGGTTACCAAGAACGCCACCGTCACAGACTGGCCCGTAGAGAGTGCCGTGTTGAGACTTGTGCCGCTTGAGGCCCGGATGTTGACGGTGAAGTTGCCTGATGCATTAGCCGTGTAGAACAACACCGACTGTGTGGTCACGTCGTAGTTGATTGTGCCGGTGGCGGCAGTAGCAGTTACCGTAACCGTTTCTGCGGCGTCGTTGAGCACCATCGCCAGTACGCTGCTAGAACCTGTAAAGGTCTGAGTGCCGGTAAACGTGTTGTTGGCAGTAGTGACCGGAATGTTGGCTCCGGCCAAAGTCGTTGCGCCTGTGCCGCCGTTGGCAACAGGCAGCGTGCCAGTCACGCCCGTAGAGAGTGGCAGTCCGGTAGCATTGGTCAATGTGCCGGAGGAGGGAGTTCCCAGTGCGCCGCCGTTGACGACGAAGGCCCCGGCAGAACCAACTGCCGTACCAAGCGCCGTAGCGACGTTAGTACCGAGCCCGGACACACCCGTGCTAATAGGCAAACCCGTAGCGTTGGTCAGCGTGCCGGAGGATGGAGTCCCCAAGGCACCGCCGTTGACAACAAACGCCCCACTAGAGCCGGTGTTTACACCAAGCGCCGTGACGACTCCAGTACCTGTGGTGATTGTGGAGGGGGCTGCACCTGCGCCGCCGCCGATCACCAGCGCATTTGCCGCCAGTGCGCCGGATGAGGCCAGAGTATTGGTGGCCGAATAGTAAGGCACCCCGCCAGAGGTACCAGAAGTCAGGCCAGTACCGCCGCTACCAACGGCAAGTGTCCCCGCAACAGTCACCGCGCCAGAAGTAGCGGTCGAAGGCGTCAGGCCCGTGGTGCCAAAACTGATGGTGGAGACCCCATCCGCAGCACTGGACGCCACCTTCACATAATCGCTACCGTTCCAAGCAACGATGGCGCTCTCTGCTGCCACCAAGGTAACGCCCGTAGTTGGGCCTGCTCCAACAATCTTGACCGATTGACTGGTGGACGTTGCGTTGATGATCAGGTAGTTGCGGCTTGACGCTGGAGCCGTGATGGTCAGCAAGCCCGCCGGATTGCCCGTGCAGTTGATCACCGCGTACTGAGCAGAGCCAGAAGAGCCCGAACCAACCTGCGTCAGCGTGGAGCCGTTGGTAACCGTCAGTGTTACCGCTGTCTGAGAGCCGCTGATGGTCTGAGTACCGGCAACAGCCGAGTCTACATACTGACTGATGTAGTCGTTGACCGTATCGCCCCAGGTGCCGGACAGTTCGCCCGTGACCGGGAGAGCCAGACCAATAAGGGAGGTATATGAGGTGGGCATCTGATGCTCCTATTGCGTATTGATGAGTGTCCAACCCGCATTCTGATTGGTATTGATTACCGACCATCCGCGAATCAAAACAGTTCCGACAGCGCCCGTGCCCTGCACTCCAGTGACCGTGATACTGTCGTTGATTTTGAAGGTAACGGTGCCAACTTGTCCAGTCGCTGAAACCCCAGTGAGTGTCTTGATGACTTTTGCAACTGCGGTTCCGACTGCACCGGTACCAACAACCCCGGTCGGGGAGGCCCCGCCGTTATAGATGAGCGAAACTGTGCCAACCGCACCGGTTGCGGCGACGCCTGTCGGGATGATGGTTTCATCAACCTTGAAGGTGACGCTACCAACACTACCCGTCCCAAGCACCCCTGCTGGTGTAAACGTAACCTCGGGAACCGTTGTGCCAATGGCACCTGTGCCCTGAACCCCCGTAACCGTGATTGTTTTGCCGATCCGCAGTACGGGGGTGCCGACCGCGCCAACACCTTCGACCCCAATCGGAATGATGAAGTCGTTGACGTTGACAAAGAAGTTGCCGATTTGCCCAACGCCCTCAACCCCTGCTGGCGTAAACGCCACCTCCGGGGTGACGGTACCAATCTGACCGTTTGCCGATACGCCCGTGAGCGTGAACTGAACCTGCGGCGTTGTGGTGCCAACTGCGCCAGTACCGGAAACCCCTGTTGGGATAAACGTAACCGAAACGGAGAACGATACGGTGCCAACAGCACCTGTACCTTGGACGGAGATGCTATTCTGACCCCACGGACCAGCGCCCCAGGTGTCGGCGCCCCAACCGGAAAGGGGAAGGATTGTGCCTTCCCCGCCCCAATTGTTAAAGCCCCAAGGGCGGTCACCCCATCCGGTTGCCACGTCAACTCACTTAGGCAATCCGAATGATTGCAGTTGCGGCAGCGGCGGCGGGGAACTGAATGGTGAAGTCACCAGACGACACCTGCTGATCACCGCCAAACGACAACACCGCGCAAGCAGGGTCACCCGTGGCAGAGTCGTTATAGATGATCGCGCCAGACGTGGTGAACGTGGCCGAGGTCCAAGTGGTGTCAGCAAAGTCGCAGACTGCCGTGGTGCCGTCAGCAACCGGCGTAACCGAAGTCAGCGTGTTGCCGCCCGTGGTGTAGCCACTGCCGTTGGGCAGTTCGTCGCTATTGCTCGTCAAGTTGGTGTAACTCGTCGTAGCAGCGCCATAGGTGCCGGTGACAGACGCAGTGGCCTTACCAAGAGCGATCTTGAAGGTATTGCCCGTCGAGGCGGTGAAGTTGTGGACAGCCCTCAAGATTTCTACCTTGAAGGAGGTCGGCATTGCTGTGGTGAATCCGGGCATTTCAAGCCTCCAAAAGTTTTACAAGTTCAG